GACGTCCGTAAGCGTGGCGGTGACCTTCGAGCCCGACCCGGCGTAGGTCGCCCGACTGCCGTCGGACTTGGTGTACTCCGCCTCCACGGACTGCGCAGCGACCGGCGCGCCCTGCGCGTCCGTGATCGTAAGGTCGAGAAGCAGGTTACGGCTACCGGACTTAGCCGTAAGGCGCGCGTCTGTGTCGTAGGTGAAAGCCGCTTCCCCGGCCGGCACCGTGACGATATTCTCGTAAGTTTCGTAGCCATCCTTGGCCACGGCGACACCGCACCGGAACTGCTCCGTAGTGACGTCCTCGATCGTGGCCACGACGTGTCCGCCCGTAGTGGCGTAGTAGGTTTCCTCGCCCTCGGAAGGAGTGTACACCACGGCGACCTCGGCGCCTTCGACGGGGATGCCCGACTGGTCGACGACCGAGAAATCCAGCACGAGGTCGCGGCGAAGCCCCTGGAGCGAAACCGTGTCCGAGTAGGTATAGTCGCTTTCGCCCGCAGGGATTACGGTGCTATGGTCATAACCTCGGAAGCCTGGCTCCGAGACCGTGACCCGCAGCGGGAACGAGAGCACCGTGGCCGCGTCGATGAGCGAATCCACGACATCGAAACCCCGGTAGCTGTTCCGCCCCGTGCTGCCGTCAGGCCGTGTCCAGTAGATTTCCGTTTCGGCAGCCGTGACCGGATTGCCCGATGAATCCGTGATCGACAGGTGTACGCGAACCTTGCGCGAGGCAAGCGCCGTACCCGCCTGGTGCACCGACACGGAGCGGCGCCCGAGGCTCCCGTAGGCGTCCGGCCCGAACTCCGCGACCCCGTCCCGTTCGTACTGCGTCGCATCGGCAGACAACGTGATGCCCGTATTGCCCGCGAAGGAGGCACGAAGCCAGTCCATGCCCGCATACTGCTTGATCGGGAACAGGCCCGGTTGTACCTCTACACTGCGCGAGCCCCCGACGACAGGCAACTCGACGGACGTGGGCGACAGCACGAAATCTGACTTGCGGATCAGGCGTAGCGTGAGGTCGTAGCCGGCCTGAACGGAGGGAGCATAACGCACCAGATCGACGAACACCTCGCCGTCGAAGTAGTCATCATCCAGAGCGCCGACAAGCAGCGTCCGCCCCTGCGAATCCAGCAGGGTGCGCCCCTGCGAATCGAGCAAAGTCGCGGGATCGGTCATCTTCTTGTAGAATCTCATCCGATGCCCGGCCAGGCGCGTATTCCATGCCGTTTCGGTTTGCTCGTAATTCCAGACGATGTTACCGCTGGCATCGGTATATTGTTCCATCAGCATGCTGTCCTCGAAGCTGGCGGCGACCGTAATGCCCGGGATCGACGCGCCGGTCACGGCATCGACGGCCTTGATCCGGAATGCGACAGGCAACCCGACGGGGTCGGTCAACCCCACGCCTATTTTTTTCAGGATCGTATCGGCTTCGACCTCGCATTCCACCATCGCGTAGTGGCCGTCCTCCTGCCAGTTCGGATCGGGCAGAAAGTGCATGACCTCATAGAGCTGTCCGTTGGCCGTCATGCGAACGTAATCCGACAACCATACGATACGCAGCGCGTCGACAAGGTATTCGGGGGCTTTGCACTCGAAACGGAAAATTTTTTTGCCGACCTGCTTCTCGATGTACGGATAGCCGTCGCGCGCCTCGGATTCCTCCTCGAACTCATAGTCGGGCTTCCCGAGCTCGGAGCAGATGTATAGGACGTTCCGGTAGCCGTTCGAATAGTCTATCTCCCCGCCGTTGTACTCTTGGTTGTCCGACGACCAGTATTCGAGCCTGATATACCGCGACAGGTCGTCCACGACATTGAACACCTCCGAAAACCAGGTTTCCACCCCATCGGACAACTCGGCGTAATACCGCCCCGGCGCAAGCCGCTGAAAGAAGCCGGTGCCCCCGTCGTTGCAGTATTGGATCACATCGAAATCCTCGCCGCTCACCACATGCAGGTCGGCGGCGACATCGGCCGATACGTTGCGGTACTGCGTCCCGTCGTCATACAGGATACGTACGATGAACGTCGCCTCCGGGCGGTGCGCGCGGCGTATCTGGAACGGCAGCAGCGCACGGTCGGGGGCGATAAGCTGGAACACGTTGCCATACGCATAGGATTTGCGGAAATCCTGGTACTTCACGGATTTGTACCAGGGGAGCGGGAAAAAGTTGTTGTTCGGGGTCATTGCAGCTCGTATTTTAATTGCACATCGGCCATATCGCTCGACAGGTTCAACGATATTTCATCCACCATACCGTCACCCAGCGTGGTTTTTATCAGCTGGTAGGGATTGATCCCCGAGGCGAACGGCGGCGGGACGCTGACGCGCTGTTTGAGGGCTTTCGAGATCGACCGCACCGCAATAGGCGCCGCGGGCCCGAAGGTTTCCTCCCCGTTGTTGATGACGCAATCGCCCGACGGCAGGTTGTAGACGTAGAATTTCGGAACGATGTATAGGAACGAAGCCCAGAAATTTTGCACATTGGCGACACGTCCCTGGTAATAGAAATGATCCGGCACCCAGTTGCTTCCGTTCCACACACAGTACATCGGATCGTACTGCGTCCGGAATATGCTCGACAGGCGCGCCGTGGTGATCGGCCCCGTCATGCCCCGGCCGGTAGCGTAGTTCAGGACGACGTATCTCGTGTCGCCCGGGATGAACACCTGTTTGTGCTGCATGAAGGCCATATCCTCGCCGGTGTTCAGGAAGCATTGCAGGACGTTCCGGTCGGCATCCAGGCACACGCAGCCCGGATAGTCCCGGTTTCCCCAACAGCGTATCTTCACCGTCTGGCCGGCGATCCCCTGCCCCGTGACATCGTAGGTGCGGTGGAATCTGCCGGTTCCGGCCTCGACCGTCCCGTCGTTCTTCATCCAGCCGCCCGTCTGCTCGAAATAGTTGTAGAATTTGTCATTGGCCGCCAGCAGCACGAAGCCATCGGACGACACGCTGCCCGAATTATACAGCATCGTGTCTATGTCCGCCACGAACGACCCTACCGTAACCTGCTCCTTCTTGCCGTCGGTGGTAAACGGCGCGTTGATCTCGACGGGATAGCCGTTGAACACCGCCCCGGCATCCTCCGGCCATTCGAATTCATAACGGTCGGGAAGATCGCCCTTGTCATAGTTCCACTTGGCCGTGCCGAAACTCCACGGCAGGCGCGCCCGCGGGTTGTATATCTGCGTCAGGTCGACCGACACCGGGCCGACGCCTTTGTAGCTCCCGCCATTGAGGAACCATTGCAGATGCTCGATGCGCAGGCGCTTCTCCTCGTCGATGAACCAATAGAGCTGATAGACGTCGCGCAGCATATTGAACACGCTTTGCAGGCTCGTCTTGGCGATCTGGGCCGGTTTGTCATAGCTCACCGAAAGCAGGTTGCTTTTCGGGGCCACGAGCAGCCGGAAATTCGGCACCGTCGTAGGATGCGTCGGAAAAGGTTTATGCGTATCGTCCTGATTTTCGGCCGTGCCCGAAAAATACAGGAACTCGCTGTACTCGGGGAGCGGCTCGTGCTTGATCTCCGGGGCGAATTTATTCAGCAGCACTTTAATGACATTGCCCACGTCGTAACAGTCGTTGACCGTCCACTCTTTCAGGTTGGGCGGAGTATTCTCCAAAGCGACCTCGGTTTCCGTAAGCGTCAGTTTCATCCAATAGGACAACGTAGCCCAGCGCGATTGGAAAACGGGAAAAAACTCGTCGCTGAGGCCATTCGGGCGCATGAAATAGTCGCCCCTCTCGGTACGGCCCCATTCGGTCGGCTCGGGGGTGCTCTCATTCGAAACATAAACTTCGTAATTTGTTTTGTCATCATATGCCAAAGGATATACTTTCAACGCAGTGTCCGTAATATCGGCATCGCTCCGACTTTTTCCCGATACGGCATTGATAATCCGCTGGTATATCATCGAGGTCTGAATCGTAACGACCAAAACATCTGTTGTTCCGCTTAAATACCGAAACATGCGTACAGAATTGCTTCGAAAAACAGCTCCAGCAGCAATCGGATTTCCGATTTCTTTGTCTGCATCCGGATTATAAGCATATAAATATAATGTCGGGTAATTCGGGGTATTAACTTCCTTCAGGCAGAATAACGTGCGGGAATTGACAAAAAACCGATCTTTCCCCTCGGCACTACCACGCGTTAGACGATATGATCCTAAATAGCCCCCTAACTCTGTGAGAGACCAGTTACCGCCGCCGTACGCCACACCCGCAATACCGACCTCCCGACCAGGGGCAAAGTGGTACGTATCGGTAAGCGTTTTTTCATCCGACGGGTTGTCGTTCGTCTCTTTTTCCCATACGTGGTTGCCCTGGAAAACGGAAATCTTATCCGAGCCGACCCCGTTTTGCACCAAATACACCTCAAGCAGCGGCCGGATGAAAGTTTTTGTGCTGATGCTCTCCGGCCCAAGCGGGATCAGGTTCTCCTCCGAATCGTAATTTTTCAGGATGTCGACGTAGTTGTCCGACGAATCCACCGTCGCCGTGACCTTGCGATTGTCCCGGTCGAACTCGCAGTCGGTCTTGAAAAAGCGGCCGCGGTATATCTCCGTCCATCCTGCTTTGTTCCGGCGCTCGATACGCAGGATAAACGTCGTCGAGAGCGGTTGCGCATCGATGTAGTCGTAGTCGCCGCGAATGAAATTCAATTTGCCGCTCAACTTCGAGCGGAAGAACCACCGGGGCGATTCGCGTGCCGTTTCGACCGACAAGTCATCTTTGTAGTAGGGGCAGCACAGGCGGTCGTTGATGTAAAATCGGTAATTCGGGTTCATTGTCAGTTTATTTTTCTTGTAAGGTTCTTGTATCGTATGACTGTACGGCCTTTCGCGTCGGTATACACCTGGCGTTCGGACATCTTCCGTAGTTCCGTCAGAATATCGCCCAGCTTGCGATCATCATTCGTGTTGCTAACCACAACGGAGGCCGGCGGGGCGGCAAATGCGGCCCGGATGTACGTCCGGTCGAACTCCCCGCGGTTGAGCGAATTGATGATCGCGGGCAGTTCCGAGCGGTATTTACGTACGCCGGCCTTGTTCACCACGGCGAACATTTCCCCGCCCTCGACCCGGCGTTCCTTGCCGGTCTTGGGGTTGATGCCCAGCGGTACGTCGTTGCCGCTCTGATGGCTGCCGCCGTCGATAAACTCGTAGGTACCGTCACCGTACTGCTCCGTTCCGTTCGAGGATTTGGCGAGTTGCGAAGCCTTGATCTTGGCCGCACCGAATGTCGCCCACATGATAGCGATAGCGGGAATCGCCAGCCACGGCAGGACAAGGGCGCCCCAAATTGCGGCCGAAGCCGTCACCAGGCTCGAAATCTGCTGCAAAGTTTCGATCTGAGCCTTCTGTTTCTGCGCCTTTTTCTGCTCGGCGATAGCTTTGGCTTGGTTCTGCTTCTCCATCGCAAGGCGTTTCTCCGCTTCGGTCTGGCTGTACGCGAGGCCGTTGGCCTTGGCCTGCATTTCCGCATCGAGGGCCGACTGCGCCGCCGTAACGCGCTCGTTGGCCGCATCGACCGCCTGCTGCGCCATTTCGATCTCGGCATCGAGTATGGCGGTCATCTGCTCCAGGGCGAAAGAAACGCTTTCGGAAATTGCCTGTTTCTTCTCATCATCGAGATTGATACCCACAACGTCCCAGAAATCGCGCGGCCTTTTCGCCTTTTCGAGTTCGTTATTTGTTTCCGCAAGGGCATTTTTGACAATGGCGACATCTGCGTCCGACACGACGCCGCCATATTGCCGCATCATGGCGAGCACCTTTTCCCAGCGCTCCTTTTCCGCCTGCAACCGCAATACGGTCTTTTCGCGTTCGGTGGCCTTCAGCGCTTCAATTTCGCTGTTACGAACCGCAAATTCCGTGTCGATGCCGGAAATACCCGACTGCAACCCTTGCTGGCTACTTTGGAAGCGATATTTCGCGTTTATAGTATCCTCATCCTGCCGCTGCTCTTTGGGGCGGGACTTGTTCTCCAGCAATTCGATTTGACGGGCATTTTCGAGCATTTCACGCTGAATACGAATATACTCGGCACTCCCCTCCTGCACGGCAGCAAGCCGGTTTTGCAAGGTTTCCTGGGTCAGCTGGCGGGTTTCAATGGCATATTGGTTATCGAGCTCGATCAAGGCGTCGTTTTTCGCCTTTTCATTGGCAAGGACGGCATAGGCGTAATCCTTCCACAAATCGGCATCGCCCTCGGCAAAGCCTTCTATTTTATTATACCGTCGCTCCAGCTCGGCCTCCTCCCATTTGGCGTTGAACTCGATGGTCGCACGGCGTTTGGCATAACCTTCCTGCATCGCATCGATCTGCAACTGCTCCGACTTTTTCGCAGCATCGAAGGAATATTTTTCCTGACGCTCGGCCGCCCGGGCCTCCTTGTCCGCCCGGGTCTGTTTACGGCGGGCGGCAGCTTCCTCGGCCTTGCGCTTCCGTTCTTCCTCCTTACGGAGTTTTTCTTCGGCTTTGTTCGTATCGAACGGCGTCAATCCTGCACCCTTGATAGCAGCTTTACCGGCATCTTCGGCAGCCGCCTGAATTTCAAAATATCCATCGGCGACACCCTGTAACACAGCTAACTCACTTTTCAGCGAGGTCACAACATCTTGTTCCATCCGTTCGCGCTGTTTATAAGCCTCATATTCCGACTGGGTCACTTCGCCGCCGACAATCAAGGGTTCGGTCGATAACCGCCCCGAATTTATTAGGCCTTGTGTGCGCTCCAGTACCTTTTGAGCGTCTGCCAATTCTAATTCCTTTTGGATGATCTTTTCATTTTGAGCCACAGCCAAATTGCGAGCAGCAGCCGCGCGGGCTTGTTCTCGCAACGCTGTAATCATCGCATCCGAATTCGACACGAACGCAATTTGTGCGTCGTTAGCATCATTGATAGCGACTCCCAAATTTCCGAATTCTGTCTGGTTTTCCTTGATCCATGTTAATTGCTCGTCTGCCTTGCCTTTTAAATTATTCCACTCTCTTTGCAGTTCACGGTAGCGTACAATATTTTCTGCAAGCGGTTTCGCACTACTTGAAATAGCTTTATTTACATCGCCAAACATTTGTGTCATAGTCCGCATCTTGGGGGTACCACCGAACAGCTGAGAGAAAAAGTTCCCGATCTCCTTGCCGTAAGCGGTCACCAGCGTAATACCCACAACAAGTGCAGTTTGCCATGATACTATTGATTTCAGCAACTGTTTCCAAACCGGAACACCTTTCTGCCCGGATGCCAACAGTGCCTCATTGGCAATTCGCGCACGATGCACCTCGTCAATAAGCATCGGCAGGTTGTTGGAGATCGCCAGAAAGAATTGCCGAAGCGACATTGTCAGCGACGGCAATTCGCGCGCTACCTGCTGAACCTGATATTGCAGCGGAGTGAATGCGCCGCCATAGTTTCCGACATTCCGCTGGTAGTTTCCGATCGAAGCGTCCAATTTCTTCATTTCGGAATCGAGCAAGCCGATGTTCTTGCGTGTAGCTTCACCCAGGGGCGAATTACGCTCGGCAGCCGTCATATCGCGGTAGGCCATACGAAGCCGGCCGAGCAGTTGCGACATCTCGTTCATCGAGCCGCCCGCGGCCTGCATCTGTTTCGTTTCGGCATTCAGGGACTGTTGCAACTGCGCAGAGGCCGTTTTGTGCTCCTGCTCGGCACGGATGATCCTCTCGCGCCGTGTCGCAGCCTCTTCGGCTGTAAGCATGCCGTCCTTTTCCACTTTGGCGAGGTTGGCCTTCTGCTGGCGCAATTTCGCCAACGCGGCCTGTTCGGCGGCAAGCTGCTTGATGACCTCAGCCCGGGTGCCGAGTATTCCTTCGACAATCTCGTTAAGCTCCTGCGTCGTTTTCGCCTCGGCCTGTGTGGCCTTGGTTTCTTCCTGCGTGGCCGAAGTCAATTCTGCTTTCTGCCGGCGGAGCGCAACGATCTCGCTTTCGAGTGCGGCGGCCTCCTTCTTCATCTCCTTGTAGGAGCGGGAAAGCCGGTCGGCCTCGACGGCAGCCTCCTGCGCCGCACGCTTTTGTTCGTCGGTCGTGCCGCTCAGCTTACGCAGGCTCTGATCCAGGGTGTTCGCCTTTTTCTGTATCTCGTCGATCGACTTGACGTACTTGTCGCGCAGCCGCTCCAGGTCAGCAATCAGTTTGTCGATCGTGCCGTCGTCCTGGAACAGATCGCCGGTCTTTATCGGGTTGTTCACCTCAGCCATGATAATGTCAGTTTACTCGTCTTCGTAATTTCTTGGCCTCGTTTTTCATGTATGCGAGGGCCTGGTAAAATTCCAGCACCGTCATGTCCCGGGCGTCCATCTTCATGGACTTCGAAACGAGCAGCATGATGTCGGTGTAGTTCTTGTCGAACAGCACATCGGCGCCTTTGACTGTCGAGAATGCCTGCGGGGGATTCTGCATCAGGATGAAATCGTCGATGCGGCCGATGTCCTCCGAAGCGTCCTGTTCAGTAGTTATTTCCGAAAGAACCAGCCGCGTGCGCCGGATGATCCTTTCGGTCGCATCTTTTTCATGTACGTCGTTAAACGTAGCCGGGAAATAAACAGAAAGGTCTTCGCTGATTTTTTTTTTGATCGCCTCGGCGAGCCGGGAGATCACAGTATGTTTCACATCGTCCAGCAGGGCCAGCGTTTCGTTCAGCCCCTCGTCGCTCAGGTCGTCGCGCGGCCGACCGTCGACCTCCGCCACCAGCGCAGCAAAGGCCATATGCCGGGGCGATACGCCCTGCACGATATAGTAGAGGTTGTTTCGCATGTTCTCCAGCTCCTGCAAAGCCTTCGCGGGGTCTTTGGGGATATACGATGCGATCCGTGCCATGTGGACATCCACGTCCGAGAAGTCCGATCCGATACCCGTGTCGTACAGCAGGCATTTGTTGAACCGCTGGAAGCGCCTGATCGGCATTTCGTCCACACCCTCGTATAGTTTCACGGTGTGCCCGCGGAATTGTTCCGTTCTCATAGCAGCGCGCGGGTTATAGGGGTGGACATGAAGGGTATGAACAGCAGCGCCGCATCCCACATAATAACCGCTGCGACGACGGACAAGACGACGGCCACCCACCAGGACAGGCAGTAGTCGCAGCTGAAAAGTTGCGACACGAACCGCGGCGCCGTGGCGACAACCAGCTCGCGCAGTCCGGTCGTGATGAGGAAGATGATTATAAACGCAGCAAAGAGTGCTACGCAGAACATAAGGCAAATAAAGGCTATCATATCAACTAATGGTTTAAATTATTTTTGCGGAACCAGGAGCAGCCGCCTCTTAGAATCCTTGAGTGCGCGTCCTTGGTTGTCGTAGAGTTGGTCGGTGGCAGCGGCAGGCACGCATTCTTCCGACAGTTCCAGTTCGCCTTCGACGGCGAAGCCCCCGTAAGGCACCATCAGGTACTGCGTGTCCACCTCGGAGAGGGTATAGCCGCGGTAGATGTTCTCGTGGCGCTCGTATACTTTCTCGACCCACAGCCCGCCGTCGGAAAGGGTCGTTTGCCCGAGCACGGCCAGCACGTCCATTTTCAGCTGCTCGCGGTTGCTCACACCTGGCCCCCAGATCGTCCGCTCATCGAACCACACCACCAGACGGAACGGCGTGAAGAATTTGTTCGGCATGAAGCGGTTGTACTCCGGAAACCGGTAGGCGTCCGGCACGTCGAAGAAACTGAAATTTCCCAGGCGCGCATCGGGCAGCATCGACAGGTATTCCGTGTCGCCGGTATAGATGGCCGGCATGTAGTAATCGCGGCCCTGTATGCGTTTGACGATGCGCTGCGCCTTGCCGTAGGCGTGCGTAAGCCAGGAAACATTCGTTTCCAAAGCCGTTTGCAACTGCCCGAGCACCTTGTCGAGCAAAACCGGATTTTCATTCATTTTCTATTGTTTATCGTTTCCACAAGTTTTTCACGCAGGAACGGCAGGATATACGACCGCACCAGGTCGTCGAGGTTCTCGCGGTTCAGGCCGAATATCTCCTTTCCGTATTTGCGCACCAGATCGTCGGTTTTCCAGTCGGAGGCCGTGATCTCGAACCCATCGTCCGTATAGCGGATATAAAAACTGCTTTCGAAATCGCCCGTATCGCGCAGCGTTACCCGGTTATAGGGCTGGCCGCGGATCCGCTTCTCCTCGACGGTGACCGGAGAATAGGGCTGGTAGTCCGCGATCGACACGCCGAGGCGGTTTTCGCCCCTTTCGAACAACTGCTCCTCGGCATTGGCATCGATTACGACCGCCTCGTTCTCCCGTACGCATTCGAGCACGTAAAAATCCTTGCGCTGCATGAAATCACGAAGGGCGTTTATCATGGACTGAATCGGGTTCATTGTTCTAAAGGTTTGTATTTTCCCGGGGTAAAACACCAACTTTCAGGAGTCAAATTGTTCTTTTCGTCACATTCCAGCGACCGAGCCGTAACGCACGCCGCCATTGTGGCAAGGCAGGCAGATGCGCGACATCCCGGCCGTATCGAGTTGCAGGGACTTGTACGCCCGGGCCAAATCGGCGACCAAGCCCGAAGGCCGGCCGGCGGTGTTGCCCTCCAGTTCGAACAGGATGTCCGTCCGCGTGATGTTCGACTGGTTGCGGTTGATCCTCACATTGGGATTGTAGGCCATCGTACGCAGTGCGTTCACCGCAACCTGCTTGGCTACGACCTCCGCGAAGTTCATGCGCTGCTCGACGATGAAGTCGGTATAGTCGCATTCGATCGTCACTTCGAGATTCATCCCATAGTTGCGCGTATAGGTGTAGCCCATGCGCGCTATGTCCCACAATTCGGGGTTCCGGGCAAAGTCCGCCTCTGCGCGGACAGCGAAGGGGTAAATCTCCAGGTATTTGTGGATCATCTTCCACAACTCGTATTCCCCGCGCCGGCAGGCACAAGGCTGTTGCGACCAGTCGCGGTTCAGGTTCACGGCCTGCATCTCTGCGGGCAAGTCCGGCTGGTTGTAGCACACATACCACGACCCGCCGGCATTCCCCTGCTGCAAATAGGGCATGTAGCAGTCTTTCACCGGGAACCACTGATACCCTACTTTGGCCTTCACGTCGAACTGGAAGGTATACACCGGTTCGAGCAGGCTCGAATGGAACACGTACACCGTTACCGGGCCGCTGCCGGTCATTTGCAGGCCGATGCGCTCGATTTTCGTCGTAACTCCCAATGCGCGGATCGGCACCACCTCGTACCCGACGACCTTGCCGGTGCTCTGGATCGCATCGGCAATACGCCCGGTGCCGTCGAAAAACGCCCGCTTGTCGAGCAGGCTCTTCGCCCTGTTATCGACCGCATGACCGTTGATGAAGGTCTGGACGGCCAACGCCACCCCCGACTGGCGGATCGAGCGCAGGAATGCGGAAAACGGATCGTATTTCGACCAGTATTCGCCATCGGACAACGCGGCACCCGTGCTGTCCTGCAAAGCCTCGTACAAATCCTTATTGTCCTGAGGGTTCGCAACGACATCCCCGGCCCGATATTGGAAACCGGCGTCGTAGACCGCGTAAGTCACGGCAGTCCGGTCGGGCATGCAATGGTACAGGTTCTCCAGCGTCAGGAGCGGATGCACGTCCTGAAAGTAAAGGCCGCTGTCGGATTGCGTCAGGTCTTCGTCAATCCGGTAGGCCGGATTCGGGTCTTTGCGCCATCCGACGAGCCCCGCGAGCGCGCTCTGAATTTCGGGTATTCTATACATTTCCAGTTTAATAAGAACGGGGGCAGGGTACTACCCTACCCCCGTCGGTTGAACTTGTGTGGTCGATTACGCTCCCGCCACCTCTTTCGTGTTCACGGGCGATTCGGTCGGATTGACTACCTGCACCGGAATCGTCGTCACGGGCGTCATGGTCGATTTCAGGATGTCGAACTTCATGATCGGGTTGGCGATCTCCGCAGGGTCGGAATTGTAAGCCACCATGTAGGCCACGTCTACCGAGAAGCCGTAGTACTCCTTGTGTACGCACTTCATGTCGGCCGAAGCAGCGCCGGCAATACCCGAGTAGTCGCCTACGCTGTCCTTGAAGAATGTACCGACGGGAATGTTCAGGACGGGCAGCGTCGAGACATCCCACTCACCCATCGGGCCGAGGTCGGTACGACGCAGGGCTTCGCGATCCACGCGGAACAGCATCCCCACGTTGCCGTGCTCGACGGCATAACCGCTCGCATAGGCGCTGGATTCGTTGGCGACATTGTTCGTGAAGTGGAAAATCTTGTTCAGGTACTCGTTGCGCTTGTCTACATCGTTGTAGAGACCGTGCTGCGCGAGTTTCGTCACGAGGGCCTGAATTCCTGCGTTGCCGACGATGTGCATGCGGCCGAAATAGTCGTTTGCAGCCATCATCGCGTCGAAATCGGCAAGGGCATCCTCACGCTGCACCCACGGCACCTGCACCGAGTTTCCCGCCTGCGTGTAAGTCAGCAGTTCTTTGAACACCTGCGTTTTGTTGGCCGAAAGAGCCGCGACCGCACCGACATCGAGCGTGTCGGCCAGCTTGTAGAGGTACTTCAGGAACTTGCGCTCCCAGTCCTTCTGGATTCTGATTTCGTTGTTGTCGTACAACGTCGGAACCATCGTGAATCCCCACGCATACGTTACGAAGGTAACGTTTACGAGTTTCGACGTATTCTCGTCGTCGGCGATGTCGCAGCTACGGACATTCGAAATGGTTACTTCACCGTCGTAGTCGATGACGGGGATTTGCACTTCGCGGCCGTTGGCGGCGAAAACACGCTCACGCAGTTCGTCGGTGATGATCCCATCGCGGGCGTAGGACTGCTCGACGAACAGGTCAAGCGCACCGTAACGGGACGGGCGGGCCATATTCTTGTCGAGGTCGGAATTAACCCGCAGATTCTGCATTTTTGTTTCGATAAGAGACATAATAAAAAATTTAAATAGTTAATACTTTCGAAGCCGACCCTTTGCCCCGTTGGTTATCGTTTTATCTGAGAGGTAGCTCCTGGACTTTGTTCTCCGCTCGAATCTTACTGTGCTCATCTGTGAATTCGGGCGTCCCTTTCACGAACCCGTCACGGCAAAGCTGCTCGACGATCATCTCGTCGGCCTCTACCTGCGTACGGGCACCTCCGATGTCGTATCGGCTGCCGCCTGCATTCCCCGGCGTGGCTTTTGTCCCGGCACCGGCCTGCTTCTGTCCCTCGGCCAGAATACCGAGCGCCGAGAGTTTCTGCGTGAGAAGCTCGGCCGCGGTGAAAGGCTGCAGGCCGTTGGCCGGGTTGTTGAGCTGCACCCCGTTTTCGTCCTTGAAGACCAGGCGATGGCCGCCGTTGCCGTCGGGGATGAACTCGGGTTTATGAGCCGTTTCCATCTCCTTGACGATGTTCTGCACGGCCAGGTCGGCCACAGCCTGCGGAATCTCGGGTTTGAACTTGAGCGCCGCGGCTGCTCCCTTGATCTCGTAGCCAATTTGCAGCGCGGTCATCTTCGATACGCTCTCTTTTGTCAGCTTATCCAGGTCGGCCTTCGTGTCAGCGTAGAGTTTTTTGGTGTTCTTCAGCTCGGCCTCCTTTGCAGCCAACTGAGCCGAAAGGTCGCCGGCGCCCCCGGCCTTCAGTTGCTCTCTCAGCGCATCGCGCTCGCCCGTCAGCGCGGTGACTTTCTGCTGGAACTCATCGGACTTATCGGCTCGGCGCTTGATCTCGCCGGCCGCGCGCTTGAGGTAGTCGTAGGTCTTTTCCCCCTGCTGCTTGGCAATCCCGGTCGCTGCCAGGATGTCGGCATCGTAGTCGCCGTGCAGTTGACCGATCCGGTTGGCTATTACGGTGTTCTCGTCGTTGCGCGAAAGCGTTTCGATCAGGTCGACCTGTTCGTCGGAGAGCCCGGCAAGGGCTTCATTCGCCCGAAGCGTTTCTTTTGTAAGTGCCATAATTTATTTTCCCTTTATAAATTCGTGTGATTACTGCTCCTCCTCCGAATCTTTATCGGACTGTCTCTCCCCCGCGCTCTCGTCCGGCTTCCCGTCGTCTTTCTTGGTTGCCGGTGCAGGTGCTTCTCCCGCACGGATGACCGTTACCGGCGTAGGAGTTGCCGGAAGTTGCGCCTCGGCCAACGTCTTCGCCGTGGGCATGTAAAGCAATTCGACCGTGTAGCCCTGCTTATAGAGCTGATCCTTGACTTTGGCGTACTCGCGGACGCCGAATTTCTGCATGCGGGGACGTGAGAGTTTCTGCCCCGTCCGTTTGTCGTAATTAGGCTGTTCCAGTGTTACGTGGACATAAGCCTCATCGCCCGGAGCCGGTTTAAACGGCTCCTGCGCCTTCCCTGTTTTGTTGTTCTGTGCCATAGTTTCTCAAAGCGTTAGTGATTCGTTGTATTTTGGTGTCGTGTGGAATGTTCACGCCGAAATCGACTACATTCATATTCTCCCGTTCGAAGCGTGAGATAAAGGCTGAAAAATTCAGTTTCACAGCCAAATCAGCCGGGTCGGCCAGCCCCTTGTCATTGAGTTCCAGCAACTCGCTGCGGGTCAGGTGGCGGTATGGTTCCAGCTCCGAAAGGATCATCATGCGTTGCAGTTGCAACGGATCGTTCCGGTACTCGGTTTCGATGATCTTGCGAGACAAGGCATCCAGCTCGGCGTCCGAGGCGCCCTGCTCCTTGGCCTTGGCGTAGCGGGCCCGAAGTTCCGATGCGGTAGTCAGGTAGAACTCAGTACCCCAGTCGACCGTCGCCGACGTGAAACCCGAACCGTAACGCAGGCGGCAGACCGTTTCGTCGACAAACCGCTGGGCGTTCTCGAAATTACGCTTCACGGTCATAAGTACCGTCGTGCGGTTCTCAAAGGACGCTTCGACCTGGCGTTCGTTGAATGCCTGGTCGTTGGTCGCTTCGTTATCCACGCCGACGCAGTTGCGGATGATGTTGCGCTCCATGCGTTCGACCTCCTCGACATTGTAATCGAGGGAATTGCGGTCGACCGTAAGTATCTGCACCGGATTGCGCAGGTCGGGGCCGTTGGGTTGCGGCACGGGAACCTCGACGAACGAGCCGGGGCCGCTGAGACGCTTGTTGCCGCACACCGGGCAGCGCTCCACGGCACCGGTCGCCGGGATGATCTTATAATTCCCGCTTTTGTTACGCAGGAACCCGCCGTCGCAATAATCCCCCGAATCGTCGTTGTGGAAGTTGCAATCCATTTCGAAACCCGAATACACCGGGTACGGCGCATAAAGGTCGAGGCATTGCTTCGATATGGCAAAGAACAGGTACCAATCGAGCGCAGCGAGCTCCTTCGACAGCGGACTGCGCTTGACCTCCGGTTCGCGGAGGTTTACGGGCGTCGTCCAAAAGAAGCGGGCGGGGCAATAGCCCAGTGCGTGCGGGTTATCCACGAGCAGTTCTCCGACGTTGCCGTCCTTTCCCTTGCGGAACAGACGGTAGCGCTCCTCGTCGAAAACTGCGATCCGGTCGTCACCGACCTCGAAAATGATCCATTCGAAATTCGAGAAGCCTTGCTTCGTACGGTCGATCCGGAAGTCGATCACTCGCTCGATCGACAGCCAGTAGAAATACGGCTCGGGCAACTCTCCGACCTGCACTTCGGGCACGTCCACGATCAACACCGAGTTGATCCCCGTCTGAAAGTGTTCGAACCCGTCCGTCTGCCACACCGTAGGCTCGTCGAGCCTCTCGGCACGGTATTTCTCCCAATCGTCCCGCTGCGCATTGTCCCGGAATTGGTAGGAGAAAACCGGATTGCGCCCGTCGAATACGCGGCTGAGTTTGTCGAAAATAACCCCCGTCAATTCATTCGTCTTGACCGGAAATCGAAACAGCGAGAGGAACGTAACGAACTTGTCGTGCGGGATCAAACCTTCGACCCAACCGAGGAACTGCGTTGCCATCGCGCCCATTCGGTACTGGTCAAGGTTCGTTTCCGCATGAAATCGGATGCGTTCCTGCTGCCGGATAGCCTTATGCTTCGTCCCGCCGTGGTGCGGCGTTCTTATCCGGTCGCGTATTTCTTCGATGCTCAATCCCATTTGCAAGGGTGAATGTGAAGGGTGAATCTTCGGGTAATTTCCAGCCGCCGTTGCGCGGCATGCGCAGGAGCCTTTCGGCATGCTCCATCGAGTACTCCCGCTTCATGCCGTCGGCGGTAACGAGCGTCACTTTCGTTTCGCGCTTCATGGTTTCCGGGAATTTATTCGGCAGCGGCCACAAGGTCGCGCAGCGGGTTGAAGTCGGCAGGCTCGACAATCACGAAATCGTCCGACCACCCGGGCAGGAACGAGAACGAGATATTGTTGCTGTCGGGGGCTTCGAATCCGCCCAGCCCCTTATCCGACACGAATACCGACTGCACGGGGATCGGATAATAAGCCGTCTTAGACGGTTCGCCCGCGGTCGTTTCCTTGCGACAGCCGATGTTGCCGTGTTCATCCACCAGGTAGACACCGACATTCTCGCACATCAGTTCCTTCATGGCCTTGATCGTGTCCTGCTGAGATCGCAGAATTTTAGCCGTGAAGGCCGTCGGATTCGTGCCGAGGATGATTTCGACACCGCCGACGGTGGCATTGCCGCCGCCATACGTGCGGGCCTCGCCCGGTTCTGCCGTGGGTTCGACGATAAACGGCGTGATGACGGCCTTCGTGCCGTCAGTCGCCGACAGGAGCGGCGTCCAGGACGCCAGTTTGGTAGGGTCGGCGATGCTGTTGAGCTCGTCGCCCGATTTGTAGATGCGCTGGAAGATCAACTTCTGCACCTGCCCCATGCTCTCCGGGCAATCGTGTACCGGAATAGTCTGAAGCGATGCGCCGCGCGGACAACCACAATTCATACGTGAAATAAATTTATCGGTTAAACATCCGGGCGACCCTTAGCCCATTTTCATCACAAAGGAAAATATTATTTTGAGGCAGATCGGCGTCAATTCCGAACTCTTACGCCGCGCGTCGGTTTTCGGGTGCCGTTTTCACACTCGGCGATACCCGTAAGCACGTCGGCAACCTCATCGTGCGCGTTGGCCTTGAAGATACGTTTGAACGAAACGGCATCCGCATAGAACCGCGGCCAGCGCTGCGCCCAGTCGTAGGGCATGACGATACACTGCTTCACGGTGGGGGCATAGGTGAGGATGCGCGATTCCTTGTTGCGCGACTGGAAGAACGGCGTGATCTCCACGCCGGGGCACTTCGAGCGGAGTTTGCGGGCGAAATAGCCGCCGCCGTTGTTGCTCTCGATCATCGCGGCCCGCGTCTGGCTCCTGGAAAAAAGCATCGGCAATAACTTCTCCGCTTCGTCGAGGTCACTGCCCGTATACACTATGTCGGTGACGTAACATTTGCAGAATCCGACGCCGTCGACGACTTCGGCGGCGCCGACGCGGTACGAAACGGACAGCGTATTATCCGTGCCCGTATCGGCAATATCCGTATAGTTTTTATTCCCGAAGGTTGCGGGCAGCTCCGTATAGGTCTGCCACTCCCGGCCATAGAGCGCCCCTGCCTCGTTATAGGGGTTGCCCTGGCACATGCATTCGAATATCTCCGGGGCGAGTTTACGCGAGTTCAGAAGCCGTTCCAACGAATGCCGCTGCGGCCACAGGGCCTCTCCGACTTGCCGGGGGTCGAGCTCTGTCGGCTCGCTCTCCTTTATCGCCTGGAAATTGATCTTCGCCCAGGCATCCGCGGGGAAATTGTCGAGCTGCCCCCACGAGGTAACCTCGATCACCTTGTCGTGCTTCTCCAATCGGCCGATCAGGTCGTCCTCATGCCAACGCGTGAATACGATAAGCTGCTGGCTGTCGTTGTGCAGGCGGAAGTTTGCAACGGAGGTGTACCACTCCCAGCAGGATTCCCGGATAACGGGAGAATTACCCTCCTCCGCATCCTTATACAGGTCGTCGATTATCAGGACGTCGACGGGATTGCCCGTAAGACCGCCGCCACGGCCGACACTCAGCAGACTACCCCGGTGGCCGATGATTTCGAACTCATTCGCGGTGTTGATCGCATCCTCCGCCGAGGTGCGCCCTTTGCTGATACGTGTATCGGGAAACAAGTCCGCGTATTGCGGGGTTCGCATATAACGCTGAATCTCTCGGTTGAATTTCTTGGCCTTTCCGTCATTGTAGGAAGCCACGGCAATACGGGCATCCGGATTTTGGCCCAATATCTTGGCCGGAAGCAGACGGGTCGAACCTTCGCTCTTACCATGTTGCGGAGGAATCGACACGATCAACTTTCTGATCTTCCCCGTAGCGAACCTATGCAGGATTCGGTAGTAGACGATATGGAACTGCGCGAACTCCAGCCGCGGGTTGACATACTTGGCAAAAAGCCCGAAAATATTCCGAGCTTTCTCCATACGCCATTGGCTGAGGGTATTTGCGTCTATCTTCATTCCAAAACATCGTCCGACAGGAATTGGGCCTTCTGCTCGGGGGTCATGCCTTTGAACGGATTGTCCGGGCTGGCCGGGCGGAACTTTACGGCCTGCTCGTCCTCATAACCGTGGTTATTCTTCAGCAGGAAGATTGCGGCAGCGGCACCGCACCCGCCTTTGAGCATCCTTACGACCAAATCCCGCTGTACCCGCATACGCGCTTTTTTTACCGTAGGGAAAAACTCAGAGTATGCCTCCAGCTTGCCATAGTTGAGAATCGTTTTCCTGTCTACCTCAAGAGCCTCGCAAAGCCCCTCGATGGTAAGCGGTTCGTCTTTCTTCTCACACGCGGCGAAATAAGCATCGATGGCCGCCTGCATATCCTCCGGGCTGGAGAACTTACGCGGGCGCCCGATCTGTTTCTGTTCCTTATTTGCTGCCATAATGTACGATTTGTAGCGGGGATGGGATTTGAACCCACGACCTCCGGGACATGAGCCCGGCGAGCTACCGCTGCTCCACCCCGCAATGATTCCGTTTCAATCCGGAGGCTAAAATACAACGCTTTTTGAGTACCATCGGCTATCGGGAGGAGCCCCCCGAATTTCGAAGCCGTTTTATCCGTTTGGACAAAAACGGATTCGGCATGCAGTCGAGCGATCCGAGATGCTCGGATTCAGCCTTGTCAAGCTTTGCCGCCTTTTTCGGGGCCTTTCCCCGGGCGCCCTTGTTATGCGGGATGTGCCCTTTCTGAAATCGGCCGGGCAGCTGCTTGCACCCTTCGATGAAAGCCTCGGATTTTTTCAAACCCAAGCGAGCCGCACAAACGGCCACGGCTTTCGGCGACCGGCCGAACAACTCGGCCAGGGCCTTATTGAAAAAAGTCGGATATAACCGCGTCATTTCATACAGTTCTTCGCGCGTCCATTTTTTTACCCTACTCATTTGCAATCCTCCAAATTAATCACTACCTTTATTCCTGCGTGTAGGGGTGATCCGAAAGGATTGCCTCTTTTTTTCGCACCAATAGAACAATTATTTAGGATTTATTGGGCTTTATTCCTGGGAGAAATAAAACCTTTAGAACAATCCGCATCCTCAAAATCATCGACGACCTCTCCCGAATGCTCCCGACAAAATCCAATGGAGCGCACTTCCGGGCCTCTGGCATCTTCGAAGACTACAACGGCAACATCGTCTTCTGTACGGCATCCAACGAGCCTACACCCACTGGGAACACAAATTCGCACCTCCAAAGATTTATTCATCATTTCTTTGTTTTTCCAGTTCTTCAATAAGGGCTTCGGCGAGTTCAATAGCATTTCGGGCATAGTTTATACAATCAGGTGCCCCATCTTTGGGCCAACTCCTTCCGGCAAATATTCCCATCATCGCCTGCCCGGCATACACCCTCCGCCAGTACTCCCGGTCAACTGTTAAGTTTTCCTTAAAAGTTGGATCAACCTTTTCGGTGGCTTCGTCGATATGGTTCCCGTACTCTCCCCGCGCCAGCTTCTCGGCGTAGTCGTCGTCGCGCATCCTCAAGTCATAACTGGAATTTACCGACCCTGGATAGTATCGGCCATTTTCACAAAAGTACAGTGTACCATCTCCGTTATCTGCTTCCAGCTCAGCCGCAATAGGCTGAGGAACTCCACAGAATGAATGATCGCTATCAAACGATATTATTCTCACCAACTTACCCGCCTTCGTGCACACGGCCGCACCTCGCTTGGCGGCTCTCAAGTCAAAATCTTTCATATTTATTTCAGTTTTTCGAGATTTTGCGAGAATCTCGCTATTTCAACAATAGTTTCTCTTTCAGGTTCCAAACCCGCATACACCCGAGCCGGGCCGCGGTGAGTTGTTCTTCAAGAAATAGTTTGCGACCTCCCCTCCTCGAATAACCGCCCGGCAGCTGATGTATTGATCCGCCTTCGGAATAGTATAGTACCGACGGAATAGCTATATATTTCCCTTCGGAACAGTAGTTTTCCTTTAGAAACTCAAACACGCGATCTTTAATGGATTCCGGCACGCAAAAATGGAAATGATACACGCGAGGATCGTTGTGTCCGTGACCTTTCTTGAAATCCGCCTTGAAATCCTCCCATGACCGCTTGATCTCTACCTCAGTCAGGTACCCCGATTTGGTGATAATCACTAAATCAGCCTCGTAGTTGAGTAGTCCCCATGAAAGATTCGGGATGAATATATCCTGCCTCTTGTTCCAAATCCCGCTATTACGCAACGCGATCTGAATTTCATCTACTGTCAGTTTGGTGTCCATACCTTTGCTATTTTACTAATTCAAAAAGTGTTTTATCCTTCGCTATCGTCCCGATTTTCACCCGTTCCGCCTCTTCTTTGGTATCGAACTTTAACACCATTCCTTCGCGTATTGGGCATCCATTATCCCGCCAGAGTACATAAACCATAAGACACCACTTGTCATCCCAAAACGTGGGCGTCCCGTATACCTCAGTCACGTAAGCATATATTTTACGGGTGACTATTTGACAGATCAAATCGCTCATTTCACCAATTCAAATTCGTAAGCCACCACCCACGGGTTGCGCCCCCAAGTCCCACGGCCGGACACCTTGTCGATAAGCGCGGCGAAAGCTTGCCTGGGTGTATTGAAGGTTTCCTCGTACTCATGCCCCGGTAAAGCAAATAATTCGTATGGACGCCCCCCGGTCTTAAAGTAGGTCACATCCACCACCCCTTCTTTCATACACTCCTCGTCCGAAATACCCTGCAAGCGCTCGCAACGGACGCCGGTGATGCGAATGCGGTAGGGCATCAGTTTGGCGCTGACGAACATTTTATTGCGCCAACCGGCGTGTTCTTTTGCAAGCTGCACACCTTCTATGGGGTATTCCGGGTCAACCCCTGCATTCTCATAGCTCTGCGCTACGGCCACGATCTCGCCGACCTTGTAGCGGCATTTATGGCGAAAAATCTCAACCCCTTGACAGCACATTACGATCCATCCAGTAGCTTCCTCATAAGTGAAATCTTCGGCTGCGGTCGCGGCCAGTTGAAATTGTTTGCCGCCTTCTATGCGGCGCGTATTGTTTTTTATCTCGTCAATGACCGCATATGTCAGTCCGTAGCGGTCGTTAAACATCATCTTCTGCATGGTTATTCTTGTTTGAGGTTGTTAATTCGGTCGATCTCGGCGGCGATAAGGGCACCGGCCTCGGCAAGGAGGTTGACCGCCTTTACATTTTTGGAAGGGCGTCCGGAAAGTTCAACCAGCATTTCTGCGCGCGCAACCATCTTGCATGCCCCCTCCAACTTGCCGGGCGCGGCAAATATTTTAGCACGCTCTTCCGCAATCAGCTCTATTCCAGTTTTATTTTTCATATGGATTCTGTTTTAAGTCGTGAACGCTTATGGCCAGCCCTGCGTCGATCAGGCCGCGGTAGTCGAATTTAAGCTGGTGGAACATGTCTAAAATTGCGCTCATATCGCTATACCAAAACTCACTTGGCGAATATTTAATCCGGCAGTCGAGTATCAAACAGTCCTCGAAATCGCCATCCAACAGCTCCTTTAAGTGATCGGAAGGAATAAACGGCTTTCCGTCGTTGTAGTCCTTGTCCGTTATCTCCTTGCATAGGTCGGACATCGGCCGAAGGACGGGTTTATACCCCGCGAGCGAGAGCCCGAGCCGGGACATAAATTCAACGTCTATCCAACAAATTGCGCCCGTAGGATGTTGCCCAAGCAGGGGATAAGCCAAATACCCCGCAATGTCGGTGAGTGTAAGTTTTCGTTTCATCGTACGATTTCAATTATTTTAAGTCGTTCATCAATCTCAGGTAACAGATAATCTATCGCATCACCATCAACCGTAATGTCGTAGTCCTCGGCCCCGTTCTCGACCGCCCAGTCGTAAAGCTCTTTCGGTGTCATTTTCTCTTTTGTTTTAATTCCCTGACGCGGCGAAGAATATATGCCCTAATCCAGCGCTTGTAATGTCGACAATATATTTCAAAATCATTTGTTGCCCACAGGGATTCCGTTTCGGCTTCTTCCCTCAGCCGTTTCAGTAGTTTTGTTTTCATATCCTCTCAAATATTACATCTTCTTCATCCTCGCGCAACGCCTTATCGCAATTCATATGGACACAACTTTTCTTGTATCTAAGAGCGCAACCAACACATCTATCAAATCCCGCATCGGATCGCCGAACAATGTAAAGCCCTCGCCCTATGCTGAATATTGACCCTATCGTATAATATCTCCAATTTAGCACTTTCATAGCTCTCCCCGTTAATGAATCTTCGGGCGTTAACCCCGCGCCCTTTCAATGGGCGCGGGAATGATTAAACTGTGAAACTATTTCTTGAAAGCGGAAACCGGACGCACGGCGCCCGTGTTATACTTGTTGCTGTTGCCCACGATGCCCGTGGTGCCGGTGTAGAAGAACGCGCCGAAGGAATTGTACTCCGGATCGGGGTCGGCCTCGCTCGTCCAGTAGACGTTTGTAGCGGGCCTGCCGCCGATCTTCTCGAACGCTTCGTCGAGGCCCCGGAACCGGGCGTCGTACATTTCTATCGCCTCGTGGCGGGTTGCGCAGCGAAAGCCCTCGCGGTATTCGGCAGCGGCTTTCTGTGCGCCCTCGAAATTGAATACGCCCGGTAGGTCTTCTTTGGCGATTTCGAGCATCCCGGAATCGGTTACCAGTACGACCGTCTGTACTGTGGTCGGGTCTTCGCGTTTCATCCACTCGTCGAGCGGGTGCAGTTCGCGGTTTTCGTCGGGAATGTAAATCCCGTTTTCGATGTTGTTTTTCATTATTCAGTCAGTTTTTGGATAATATAATTCATGTAATAGCAGCTATGTTCGCCGCATGGAGTTGCCGTATTTGCACAAGTATTGTCTTTGAAATTTCGAAAGAAGCATACTTTTCTATGCGCCTCTATTGCCCTCTCACGCATCCGTTCCTCGGCTTCCTGCTCGGCAAGTTCGGCAGCTCGTTCTGCCGCCTGCTCTGTTACGTACCCGGTATACGGGTATCCCAATCCGTTCTCAGACAGATATTTCTCTGCTTTTTCGCTTTTCATAGTTGGTCACCTTTTGTGTTTTACTTTTCGATTCGGAATGCAGGAAATCCAGCCCCAGAACGGTATGCGTCGCTTCAAATAGTCCGGATCATCCTCGTAGTTGTATGCTTCGGTCTCGAAGCAGGGTAGTATTCTCTTGGTGATCGCGTGGGCAGGTATTTTGTCCGGGCCGAAAAATTCTGAACGCAATCGGTCACCGCATTGTAATTCCTGCTCAATCTTGGCAATGTAGTCGATCCGCTCTGGAGCCTGCCGGGCAATATTGAGGATATCCCGCTGATTCGCCATCACGCACGGCCAGCAGCCGACACGCTTGTAGGCCATCCGGTAAAGCGGGTTTGGCTCCAAACCTGCGTCGAGGATGTAATCGATCACCTGCTGCGCCGACCAGTCGAACACGGGCCGTAACAGATCGTCGGCGAACTGCGCCCGAAATGCCCGTACCTCCTTACCCCGGTAGGTGTGCTTCTTCGGTTTGCCCGCTTTGTCGTAGCCGTAAGGCTCGAAATAGTACTTGAAGTACGTACATTGCGCCGACATCTTAGCTCGCGCAGGGGATTCCGCACCTCTGATGCCCTGAATCATCAGCATATTATCCTGAACCTTGTCCAGTACGTAGTCGATGCAGGGCTTCGTCTTCAATTCCTCCGTGCAGAACCGCGCCCGCGTCGAAGGCCAACGCTTCTTCTGCCGCGCGAGATCGACCATCCCGTCGTATTTCTTCGACTTGAGTGTCACCAAATCCAAGTGGAGTTTATCCGCGATCCGGTTGATGTACTCGTAGGTCAGCGGATGCTCCCAGCCCGTATCGCAAAATACGGTCGTGAAATTCTTGGTGATATGCTCGCGTGTCCACAATAGCGCCGCAAGGCTGTCTTTTCCACCCGAAAAGGTTACTATGACTTTCATTCTTATCGTTCGTTTAAGGTTAACGATAGGGTTCCGGCAGGTTTTTAATCGAACAGCGCCCCTTGAACAGTAGCACCCGGACTTCTGATGGCCTCCGCCCACCGTTTATGAACAAATAGCCGCTCCCCCCGTTTTATCGTTTTAGTCGCCGAATAGGTGCACGTTTTGTCAGTACTCGCAATACACACGAAGTCATCCGGCATGTAATATTCCGAAACGAACACCGGGAAATCTCGATGTCGAATCCAGTCGAAAAATCGTTCATGGTCAAAGTCGTGCAAATATCCCGATGTGTTGGCATATGGCGGATCGCAGTATACAGTTGCATCCGACGGAACGGCAACATCGGTGTAATCCTTTCGGGATACTTGCAACCTTTCCAAATTTTGCAGCCTTTGCAGCCTTTGCAGCCTTTGCAGCCTTTGCAACCTTTCCAGCCTTTCCAAACTTTGCAAACTGTACAGACTTTCCAGGCTTTTCAAACTTTGCATCCTTTCCAGGCTTTTCAAACTTTTCAGACTTTCGTTTAAGGACGCCCACGGAATAGTTAACGCCGGTAAAATTTCTTGCAACTTCTCGTATTGCTCGGAGGTTGGCAACAGCCATTGAGATTCGCCAAAATAATGGCTACTCATCTGATTTCCAAGGTGTCGATTGACATCTTCTTGCGTAAGACCGGATAATTTCAGGGCATTCTGTAAATACCCCCGCAACTCCGTCGATTTGGCCCGAAAAACATCCTTATGTATTGATGCCGTGTTTAATGTACCATCGGCGTTGTATTGGGGTATCACACCGCATTCTTCGCACAGCTTTAACGCCTTTTGCGTAAGTTCTCCTATTTCTTCTTGGTTTTTTTTAAATTCCCTGATAAACCCATTCCATGCCATGCGTGCTTCGCCGGGTGTTTTCGCAAAAAATATCGCATGAAGGTGCTTTTTGAAGCGCTCTACTTCCGGAGCATACAAATAGGATTTCATATCATTCCCAAAACTCCAACACAGCCTCACGTAGGGGTCGCTATCTTTGAGGCGGAAGAAATCGTCCCGGCTGATCCATCGGTGCTCATTCTGATATTTCCCGGCAATAGCATCGCGGAATACTTGGGGGTATTCCGTAATATCGTTTGCTATGAATCGCTCGAATTTCCCGGACAGCATCGCGGCGTGAGTTATCGAACAACCTCCGGCAAATAAGTCTACAAATGTATGCGAATGGGGAAGGTTAGAGACAACCCACTTCGCAATGCTGTTTTTACTGCCCTTGTATGGTAATCCGTAGTTCATATTATATTCCAATATTATAGGTCGTTAAAGTTCAGGGATGGGTTCTGGCGGGAGGATAGGATTTTGTTCACACGCTCTATCTCTTCGTCGATCTCCCGCTCCAACCGCTTACTGTCGGTAAGAGCGGCCGATGAACGTGTGCGGAAATACTCCTTTTGCTTGGAGCGCATACGCTCGACCTTGCGGAAAAACTCGTGCGGGGTCATGACTTAGGAATTCGATAATGAAGTTTTTTACCCGCCCCGCAACGGTGATCCAGCACCTGACGTATCAAGTGCAGACGATTGGGTTGTTCCATGAACTCCACGAGAGATTTGTTTGCCACCGTAACATGAATTGTATCGCCCTCTGCATAGAGCCCGCGGAACAGAGTAAGCATCGGGCTGCAATCAACATTGGGATCGGCGGCAGAAACCGCCTCGTATACTTCACGCCAGACATCCGCTATGCCAGAGGGGCATTTGGCGGCTCCATCTTCCGGTCTCCATGACCTGAGCGCTGCGGCACGGTTTTTTATAGCATTTCCATTACCATCTACCCATCCGATTTTTTCATAGTGAGTGATGAATCGGTCTAATTCCAGAAGCGGGTCAATCAATTTTTTTTCGAACAAAATAATTTTTAAAAAATTCTCTCTCTCTTTGGCGCCTGCGGCAGATAGAGAAATAAGATTATATTTAGAATCAGATATAAGATTAGAATAAGAATAAGATTTAATAGGGTTTTCACTTTCTGCGTTCGGTTTTTCATCAACCGACGTATTTCCGTTCGGTTCTTCCGAAAACCGTTCGCTTTCCTCGGAAACCGTTCGGTTATTTTCGGAACCGTCCGCTTTGCAGGAAGGACGGCCGCCACGGGAGCCGTTCTCGCGGTTCTTGTCGCAACGAGCCTGATACTTCTCCGAATTGGCATCCAAGGATGCCTTGATGAAGCCGAAACACATCTGGGTAACCTGATCCATCTCCGGCAGCTCTTCGCCCGTAGAATAGGCGAAAATGGCCGTAAGAAGGTCACCACGCTGTTCGCGGCCGAGCAGCTTAATCTGCGGAAAGAAATCGTTGCGCAGGATGAACGTATCTATTTTTTGTTTCGCCATGTTATTTTCGATGTTGTTTCTGATGACATTCGCCGCAGAGGGTGATCAGTTTGTCCAAATGTTCGGCCTCACGCCCCACTATTGATTGCCCCTCCTCATCGTAGTAGGTCAGGTGATGTACCTCCAGCGTATAGGTCTTGCCGCAGAGCTGGCAGCGGTGGCCGTCGCGCAGGCGCACGCGGCGGCACACCTCCCGCCACTGAGGAGATTGCAATCCCCGAACATAGTTACTCCTCCGTCCCGGACGGTGCTGAAGCCTGCTCATGCAATTCGTTCATGTCTATGCCCAGCACATCGAGGAAAGCCTGCTTGTTGGTTTCCAGGTTGGCGAAAAGGCTCTGTTCGTCCCATGACGGAATTTTGTCTACCCGGCAAAGTTGGAATTTACCATCAATCCAGGCGTAATAGAGGTAGTGCCCGCAGAGAGCCATCCGCACGGTCGATTCGCCCGGCAGGTCGATCTCCTTCTCTCCGCGCTTGACCTGATAGACCAGATCACGGATTTGCGTGGTCACAGCCTGCAATTTCTCGCGGGCCTCCTTGATGATCGCCTTGCAAGATGCCTCGACTTCGGCCAACTTATCCTCCAGTTTGGGCTGTTCGTCCTCCATCAACTCTGAATAGTTAGCGCGGATCGTCGACAGCTCATAGTCGTCGAGCAGCCGCACCGCCTTTGCGCCGGTCATACTTTCGGCGATGAATTTCCCGGACAGGTGTTTCCGAATCTCTTCCATGTCCTTGGCCCCTTCGAAGATCACCTTCGGAAACGAGGCGTTTTTCGGCAATTTGAACTCCGGCGATTGCGGAGCGTAACCCTTCAAATCAATCATAATTTTGCAGTTTGTTGGTTGAAAAATTTCGTCAATGTCTTGTAATCGTTATCGGTAAGTTTTACCGTTGTGTGGCGTTCACGCTCCAGATTTTCGACCACCGGCAACCCGTATCGGCCGATAAGGCCGAGGCGGTAACCGGCCTGATTGCCATCCTTCATGCGGTTGCATTCCCGGCACTGGGCATTCACGTTGTAGATATTCCACCGCGTCGCCGTATGTGTCCGCGGGATGTAATGACCGGCATCGCATGTCGTGAAGGTAATCGGCCGGCCGCAGCTGATGCACCGTCCCGTCCCATCCCGGCAATCCCGGCGGCGGATGTAAATGCTGAAAGCCTTGTCAAGTATTTCCCGCGCGTTGCTCATGCTTCCGGCAGGTATTGAGGTAACAACTCCGATTTGATATAGTCCGGCAACTTGCACTGGATGATCCCGTAGGCGCCCTCTTCGGCCTTGGCATCGAAGCCTGGCCAGCAATTCGCGTCCCGGCACTGTTTCACGATGTCCATAGCCTGTGCGTATTTGTATTTTCCGACCTGCAAATCCTCGGCATCCCAGTAGAATACCGCAACCTGGAACGGAATCGTCGTCTGGGCCATAATCATCACCGTCGCCGTGAACTTGCGGCCCGTCACCTCGCTGGCAACTTTCAGGTACATCCCCTCGGCCAGCTCGTAGCGGAACTTGGCGCAGTCGCGCATGAACGCCTCGACGGAGGTAGCACAAGTCGTCTTTACCGATAGGATGGCATTCATCCCGAAGTTTTCGGCCAGTAGCAGGCCGTCGGGGCGGATTTTCACCTTCAGCCTCGTGGACGGATCGGTGCCGTAGATCGAAGTTTCGGTTTTAACATATTGCATCAGCGTCGTTAATATCCCGCCGCCGTAGGTTTTGTATGAGGTCTTTATCACGCGGATGATGTTGTAGTGCTCCTCGCCTATCATCGTGTAACCCGCCCTTTCGGCCTGTTCTTCCAAATCCGCCACGATGTCCTTCAGGGCTTGCAGTTTCAGCGTGGAAAGGATCGTGTACTGCGGAATGCAAAGCAGGTCGCAATAGAAGTTGATAAGCGTGCAGTTCCCCTCGATAGTCCCCCGGTTCGCCTTGGGCGCCACGACGACCTTCTCGAACTTCGACGGCTCCAGAATTGCCTGGTGGCAGAATGTTCCCAGCTCGAAATGATCGGTATTCCGGGGCTTGACCTCCTCGTTGCGGGCGACCAGGTAATGACGCGGGGATTTCAACGCCTCCTTGAGCAGCGACGAACTTTCGCCCGGGTGTGCGAGGTATTTTTCCATCCTGTCGTTCACGACCCGGCCGTTCACGCTCAGAGCGTAATTATGCACCTTCTTCGGGCACTCGGGCAGCATGGCGATCCGGTGCAGGAACTCCTCGAAGGGCGTGTAATCCTCCCGGTCGAACCGGAGCGGGGAAAGCTCCTCCGCAACGGTTGCACCGGTCAGGTCGGATATGTCAAATCCGTAGTCCATAGCTATTTCTTGATGATAAGCCTTTTCACGCTCCAGTTGTCCGACTTGTAACTGTTCGAGACGTTTTTCTTTTTCCCGAGGTAAGTGATCTCGAAAGCATCGCCCGGCTTGATCGAAGCCTGGAACGATTCGAAGATTCCCACCAGGCGGCGCGATCCGTTGCGAACCGCACGAAGTTGGCCGTTGACATTCTCCGCGAATTGAGCGACCAGCAGCTCGCGGGATTCACCCGATTCCATTTCCACGACGTTCTCCATATTCAGGCCTACGAAGAACAGGCGCCGCGTCTCGCCCTCTTTCTCGGGCGTCCAGTATTCGCCCGACATTTCAACCGGTTCGGCCTCGGCTTGCGAGAGATCGGGAAGGTTGTTAAAATCCACTGTCGCAACTGCATTCACATTTTCCATAATTATAATTTTATTGGTTAAACAATCGGTGCGGAGAGGGCGGGATTCGAACCCGCACGAAAGCTACTGCTCTTCGCTTTCAACCGGCCGGAAATCGTGGCTTTATTCATGTGCAGGTCGCATCTGCTGGTATACACTATTCCGACAGGGGCGCTTACCTGTTGCGCTACCTCTCCGGGTGCCCCGTATCGTGGGGCGGACGGCCTGGGCGACCCTCACGGGCGGCTTGCGCACCGAGTACCCGTTCGTACTCCCGATGTTGTAAAAGGTTTATGTCAGATGTTGTGTAATTTCGTTTTATGGGTATTGTAAAATTCATTGAGCAGCACCCGCAATGCCGGCAGGCCGGCTTCATACTCGGCATCATAAGCCGCCACAACCTCGTAACTCTCAGCAAGTTCCCCGTAGGATTCGCAATACCCTTGGCAACTGTCACCGCCGGTCTTTTCTACCCAACGGTAGTGGTGACAAATCTTCACGTCCCACGGGCCGAGGCATACACCGAGGTCATCGCTCGTGAAAACCGCCCCGTCGACATCCCCGCGCGAATCATGCTCTACGGCAGCGATCACCTCGCGCCAGAAGGATTCGAGGCTCGAATCGCGCATGCAGGTTTCGGCCGCCGCACGTGATCGCAAATGCTTACCGTTGATGAACCGGCTTTTATAAAAGCCCAAGGCCTCGGGTTGGTTCGTAGTACTGGGGATGTCCCTATATGCCTCCATAGTGTTACGGTTTAGCGATAAAGCCTGAAAGTTCTCATTACCCACCGCAGGATCGCCCGGCGGCGCATGAAACGGCGGCGGTTGCGCTCGCTCCGTTCTTTTTGGGCCGGCGACTGGTATGCGGGCCGCAATTCAAGTGTCGATTCCATAATGCCGATGTTTTACGATGGTTGCGTATATGCCCGTCGGGCCTGGTTCAGATTATAGAGAGTTTTGTAGCCTCCCGTATAAGTTTTGCGGGTCTTGGTCTTGAAAAGCCCCGCGTTTGCATAGCGTTGTGCTGTCCATCGGCTAATGCCGAGTTCTTTGCAGAGCTGTGTTTGCGTTACCCATACAATCGCATCCATATTCTTCGTAATTATTGAATTTTACGACAACCGCGTCACCTTCATTTCGTTGGCCACGGTGTCAATATCAAAATGCCACATTCCTTCCTTGTTGTTTTGCAGGCGCCCGCGCGCCGTGAGCATCGAATTGTATGTCGTACCCACCATCTTGAACACCTGTGTAGTCCCCACCGGGATTCTGCGTAGCGTACCTACATAATCGGGTCGCTTCATTACTTCTTTTGCCTTCATGTTCATATTTGTTTGTTGTTAAGAAGTTCTTTGAATCAATCCAAGCCTGCATTGCGTTGTGTCGTACTGGTGCGTGCAACCTGCTATCCTCTACAAGTCCGCATCCCCGGTTTCCCGGATACAGCGTAATGACTGCTGCCGACTCCCGAAATCGTAACCCGTACGAATCCGTTTACGGTGGCAAAGCGACCCCACACGCTCACATTGACCTATGCCGTATAACTTGCCTACACGCTCCAAGCGTGGCGGATATAGCCCATGGCCAACCGCAGCAACTCGGCTTTTTGTATCTCTCGCATAGGTGTCCCGCAGCACGTTTTCCATCAATCTCGGCGGCGGGATTCGAACCCGCCTGATTCAAAGAACTTCTGATAGTTTTTCAGTTTTCTTACTGCTCCTATTCATTTATAGTTGTCAATCCATCAATCACCGCAGTATTGACCTGACACGCCGTAGAAATCCGCGGGCACCGTCAGCAGCTCGGGACGGTATTCCGTGGCTTTCGGCTGTACCGTCGGCCGGTTCTCTATCTTTGCCGTCATGATCGCCAGCTTTTCATTGCGCCAAGCCTTACGCAGGCAAGCCGAGAAATCCATCGAGCTCACACGCTTTAAATACCAGGCATTCTTCATGATCTGTCTTTTATTATACATAGGTTTCATTGTCGTAATTTTTATTCGTTATTTTTCCTATATTTGTGCATACGTTGTATGTTGACAATGCAAATATAAAACATGTTTTACATTTAAACAAATATATTTCAAACATTTTTTAAATGAATGCGCAGAATAATGAAATGCCAGCTGTTAATCAGAGAATTAGGCATTTGATAGATTCAAACTACAATGGAAGCGTGCGGGCATTTTGCATTGCGCTTGGATTTACTGATTCTCAGAAAGTTAATAGATTATTTAAGATCGATCACAGGAATGGCAAATACCCAACTCCAAGCATCGACATCCTTAATTTAATATCTAACAAGTTAGATATATCATTAATTTGGCTTCAGAATGGTGATAATTCAACGGTTAAATCTAATGATCGGCAGGCTGATATATTCGCGGATGGAATTCCCTTTTACGATATGGATGTAACAGCCAGCATCGCCGAAACCTTTTGCGATGAACGTGAAGACGTACAATACTATATCAATTATCCCCCGCTAAACGACTGTGATGCTGCATTCCCCGTATATGGTGAGAGTATGATACCTGACTTTTATCCGGGAGAAGTGGTTCTTGTACGCGAAATTCGAAACGTCGATTCAATGTTATGGGGCGAACCATACTTAGTTATTACGAATGCTTTGTGCGACAATTTGAGAACGATAAAAAACGTCTATCTTTCAGAAGATCGCCAAAACTTCATCCTTCGAGCAACAAACCCGCGCTATTCAGGGGATACAATTATTTCAAGGGATAATGTGCTAAAAATATTTTTGGTGAAAGGTAAGGTCAATAGACGGCAATTATAATGAATGAGAATAAGAGGAATATAATGTAACCAATATATACGTCACTTTTCAATCATCACAAACAAAACTAACATGAAGAAACTTTTACTTATTTTCACGGTTGCTGTATTAATACATCCATTTGCACAGGGACAAACAGCAAAATCTGATGAACAGAAATCTAACAGTAAAGCAATAGAGTTTTTACAGTCTAATGGAACCTTTATAATAAAGGAGTTTTACGATTTACCCAAAGTAAAAACATTAGAATGCCAAGTCCTAATTTTAACAGATATAGTTAACAAAAAGAAAATGGGATGTTTAAGACTGGAAACTGTGCATTTTTCATCTTACTCAAAATCTGCAGATACATATGTCGGGACTTTGGATTTTGATGAATTGGATGCCTGTATCCAATCACTTACATACATAAAAGACAATCTGCTGCCATCAATGCCAACTGTCTATACAGAGGCCGAATACAAAACACTAGATAACGTAAAACTAGGGGCATTTTATGGGAGCGATAAGTGGGAAACATTTGTTTATACTAAAGGCTATACGAGCCGATCTGCAGTTTTTTTTGACTCCGCCAGTATAGAGTTGCTAATTTCTGTAATGAATCAAGCAAAGCAAATAATTTCAGAAAAAGTCAAACCTATTTTATAAGTATGAAACATTTTTTATTTGTATTATCGGTTTTATGTATTTGTGGCTGTTCCGTTCAATCATACCAAAAAATATACTATACAGATTACACACGTTATATCAATAACGGGTTTGTGGTATCATCCCTGTCAGACTTTGCTGGCCACACTTATACTGCACTTGGTGACATCACCGTCGAATATGGCGAAGAATCTACTATGGTATATACAAGCATTTCGCCTAAAGATAATACGACAACCCAAGATATGTTGGACAAATTAGTCGGACAGGCAAAGAACATGGGAGCCAATGGTGTTATTGCCGTTCGCATAACATATCATCCGCAGTCCGGGAAACAAAGTTATTGGCTTGCTTCTGGGGTGGCTGTTAAATTTGATGGTGTAGCAACTTGCAATTCTCCTTTGGACGAAAAAATTACTACATCTAACAAATACGATTTAGAAAAAGCACTCAAGATGGCAAACGAACGATCCATTCAATTAATAGCTAAAAGCAAAAAGGACGGGCAAACCGTATATCTTGATCCGGATAAAGAAATTTATTTATTCCGTTCAGATTTTATAAAAAAATATGGATTAGCTATAATCCAGCAATTAGAGGTCATATCTGAAAAACGCAAGGAAGAGTAACCGGGAAATGATCTATATAGCCATGAAAAAACTTTTTATAATTCTGCTTTTACCCCTATTTTTCGCCTGTAGCGATGATGATTCTGCCGATCTCGGGATTATTGATTACCAGACCGGGCAGGAATACGAACAAACATTCTATATTTCCAATGTAGATGCAAATGGGAAACTATACCTGCAAGGTATCAATGACCAACTTAGATATGCGGTTACTCCCTCCGACGATGTTTTTGAGCAAATATCCCCTTCAGATAGTACTCGTCCGAATGTCGAAGAAACAGAGGAAATAAAGCTCTACCAGGTTGCCGACTTGCATTTTACGTTCAAAGAAAGAGATAACAGCACATGGCAGTCAATTTATAATGTTGAACGAATAAGCGACTGGCGCTGGGTATTAGGCAAAAAGACACGTGTATTGAGCATAAAATCAATGCCGCCACAAGTATACGAAAGGATTATTATCGTCAGCGAGGTGAAATAACAAACTCAAGCCCCTTGCAAAATATGCGTGCAAATTTGCGTGAAAGTAGTATAACGGCATCTATATTCCTCAATATTTCAACCTATTATAAATCTTCGCGCCAGCTTTGGGAGCAGGGGGTCGTGGGTTCGAATCCCGCTACCCCGACAAGTAACAAAAGCCTTTCAGAATCATCTGAGAGGCTTTTTTGCGTTTTGTGGCAGACTCCCCTATTTTGCCGTTTTTGGCTCGGTTAACACGTTTTTTGCCCGTTTGTGTAAACCAATGTGTAAACCGAGATTTACACGATGAAAGCTAATGTTGAAGTCATTTGCTGCAAATCCAAACCTCTTAAGACGGCTATTTCCCTTTAATGCTCCGAGTTACGAAAGACCGCAAACGCAAATACGTTTCGCTCGGCCTTTCCCTGCACGAAAAGTTTTGGGATTTCGAGAAAGGCAAGCCCAAACG